ATGATGCTTCCAAGCCTTTAACGAACTTGTGACCTGAGTCACCCATAGCAGTTACTTCGAGTTCATCGAAGGTGCGGTTGATCGTGATGCTTGTTACATGGTCTGAGAGGTCAACCGAATTAACAGTAAGAACCACTCCATTGTTTAGAAATACTGCCATTTGGTTTATTCCTCATCTTTCTTAGGTGCTGGTTTAGTTGCTGGTGCTGGTGCTACCTGCCCGATCTTTTTCAGGAAGGCTGCGTTTTCTTTTTCCCACTCGGACATATTAACTCCAACTCGTTAGGACTGACACCTGCATTGAGCAGGTTAAAAGATCGCCTGATGCAGCATTGAGAACGCTAGGTGCGCTCACATCTCCCACATTATAGACGATAGAGGAAGCGGATAGTTTGTTAAACATGGCTACCAGCATTTCCTCAATACCATTTAGGTTGCCCTCATTATCGAGCAACGGTACAAACACATTTAAGTTGAAATTGGCTAAAGGTGCGATCGTGTTGTATTTATTATTATTAGGCGTTACATAAGGATCGGCAGGACTTACAACGATGCTGTTAGCGATCGGTGTAGCCGGTGGAAAAGAAAAGACAGACCAGAGTGAGTTATCTACTAGCGCGGCTGCAATAGTTGCGCGAAGGGTTGAGATCGCTGCCATGGTTAGCCAACCATGCTACGCGGATCGAGATATGGTGCGAGTAAGCCACGAACGCGAGCAAGCAAAGTGTTGCCCATTCGATAAGGGCTTGGAGCGTATCCGTCAACTGTAACGCCACCGCTTGAAGGCGCTTGGCGGCTCTGCCAGATGTCGATCGAGATCATGAGGCTTGCTTCTTGGATCGCTGGGATAGTTGAATAATCAACATAAGTATCGGCGGCTACTGTGCCGTAAGGGTTCACAGGGTGGAATGGCGCAGCGGTATTATTGTTGCCAGTAATCGCGTAAGTGATTTCCTTTTCGCCAACGCCTGTAATTGTCTTGTTGCCGTTGTGCTTAGATCCGCAGCCTGTGATGTTTACAGTTTGGCCTACATAGAACACATCATCGACATAATCATTGAAGTAAGAAGTGCCGGTATTGGTGCTATTGCTATGTCCAATTATTGGAGTCGTATTAGCCCATAGAAAAGGGATCAACACATTGTCTGCAGCATCACAGACAGACTGAAGGGTCGAGTCTGCGTAGAGTGTGCCAACGCCAAGTGCGGTGCGTAACTCTGCAACTGTTGTGTAAGACATTTGATCTCCTTTCTAAAGACTGGTGGGGTGAAAGGGCATCACCCCACCAGCGACTTAGTAACCTATTATGTAAGGTTGAACTTGCGAACGCCCTTACCTGACTTAGCAACATAAACTGCAAGATAGCCATAAAGTGCGATCTCAAGTTCACCTGTTGAAAGTACCTGAAGGCGAAGGTTTGTGACTGGAGATTCCCAGACATAAACTGATGAAGGTGCGATCAAGAACGCTGAGTTGTCAACTACGCCTGAAGCAGCGATGTTGTGATCAACGATCAAGTCTGTTCCGAGGATATTTCCACGAACTGATGATGCAACTGCTGAACCTGATGCGTTCATTGTTGCACCCTGTGCAGAGTAGAGTGCGCGACCTGTTGAGTCTGCGTATCCTGTGATAGCAGCCCATTGGTCTGTGTTAGCAACGAGCTTGTTAGCGAAGTCTCCGCCTGTACCCTTGTATGCGGCTGCGCCTTCTACAGAGATGAATGACTGAAGTCCTGCTGCTGTTGCAGCAACACCTGTTGCGGTTGTACCTGCTGAAATTAGCTCAGTCAAAACTGCTGTATCTGTTGCCTTCTCGTACGCCTTGCGAAGTTCTGCCATGAGCAGTTCCATGAATGAAGGAGACGAACGGTCGATGAGTTCCCAACTGATACGGTTGAGGCCCGCAAACTTGTTGATATTTACTGTGTCATAGGCTGAAGTCATTCCGACATCTGTAACTGTTGCGCCTTCGTTTACATCTGCGACTGATGGTGCTGTGTCTGCTGATGATGCGTTTGTGTAAAGACGTGGAACTGTAAAGGACATGCCTGAGTCAATTAACGCATTTCTGGTCACCGCATCAAATACAGGACGGCCTGTGAATGTATCTGTGATGAATGAATTAAGGTGCTGTGGAAGTGTCAAGCCTGTGTTTGTTGAAGTTGAATCATCTGCTGCGCGAACTACGCGGCGTGAGTCATCGTCTCCAAGTGCTGACTTGATAGATGCTTCGAGATATTGTGCAGATGAGATAGGTGCTGTGCGCTCTTTCGCATATGCAGGTGCTGCTACAGTTGGACGAGCGGCTTCAACAGCCGTTGCCTCAACTTCTGGTGCTGCTACGGTGTCTGGAGTATTTTCCACGACCGCCTCGCTTTCTGTTGGTGTGTTTGGTTCAGCAGGGAGTTCTACTTCCTCTGCTGCGATCTCAAGAACCTGAGCAGACTTGAAAGCCGGTTCAGTTACTAGAGAAACTTCTTTTAACTTCGCTGCTGTGACTACTGTGTGTCCAGCGCGTGAAGGTTGTGATGAAATGATTTCTGCGCCGATCGACAGACCTGCGACTAATCCTTCGCTTGCCATGATGAGGGCATCAGCACCGGCTTGGCTGCGGCTTAAACGAAACACAGCGTAAATCCCGTCTTGGCGTGTTTCTGCGCTAATCATTTTTCCTACGGGTCTTTTCATATCATGCTGCGCTAAAAGTCGGATCTTAGAAGGGTCATCGATCTCAATAGATCCTGCTTCAAAGACCACGCCGCCAAGATTAGTGTTACCAATTTCGCCTGTACCCATTGGCACGATCTTGCCTGAGATTTCGCGGCGTTCCTCGCTACATTCAATAGATGCAGCCTCGATGTATAAGGTTTCCATTAACTCATGCCTTCGCTTCCGTTGGGAGTTAGATCCGTCATTTCCATAGCCTGTTCAGTTGTAATAAGTCCTAGGGTTAGCAACTTCTCAATTACCTGAAGTTCAACCAAAGGATCTTCTTTTAAGAATGTATCAAACACGCTGAAACGAACTTCATGTCCTGCTGTTGAGATATCGTCCATGCTTAGGCGAGTCTGTATCGCCTGTACATAGGGTTCGATGCTAAGCGCATAAAATTGCGATCTTTCGTCTTGAACATTCGCATAAGTCATTGTCGTGTTCTGATCGGCGCTTAGATAGTAAGCCGGAACATTCATAGCGCGAGCGATTTCAGTCGATAAGTTTTGGATCGCTTCGTTGTACATCATATCTTTAGGCGAGAACTGTGTTGATTGGAACTCTAGTGTGCTAGTTAGGTAAGCAGTCGAGTTATTTTGGCGGCTGCGCTTCCAAGCGGCGAGAAGTCCTGAAACTTCTTGCGGTGGCAAGTCTGCGCCTGTATTCTTTAAGATGCCTGAACTCATTGGAGTTGCGGCTGAGATAGATGCAGCGCGGTTGATGTCGATCGCTGCTTGGATAGTCTTTCCAGCGCGTTCTAACACGCCTTCGTCTAGTCCTTGGATCGTTACGATGTCATTCATGTCGATCGGATTAGCATCGACATAGTATTGCGTGATCATGATGCCTTCAAGATCAGTTGTGAAGGTAACGCGAGAGTTAGCGATCCATTCAAAGGCTGAAGGGCGGCCGTCCTCTGCATAACGCTCTGTTACTCGAAGGTAAGCGTTGCCGTAGAACAGAAGGCTGTCAACGATCCAGTTAATTGTGACGAATGACGGTTGGTTTTTTGAAAGTTGGTTAATCCAACGCGGAGCGGCCATAACTTCGCCGGTGCGCTTGTTGTAATACTCTAAAGGTATCGAAGCAACTGTGCCGCAGATCAAGTTACGAGCGCGAGCGACTGAAGGAACGCTCATAGCATCTTTGCGCGATACGCGAAGGGTGAGGCTGTTGTAAAGTGAGGGTAAGTTTTCGCCCATTACCTGTGGCGCTGCTTGCGCTTCTACGATTAGCGGTTTGCGCGAAAAGATACCCATAGGGTGCAATTATACACTACATGTAGGTCATTCGGTGTAGATAGCCGCTACCTGTTGTGGTTTCATTAACATCGACACAACCATAGCCAAAGCGATAGGTGCAGAGATGTCACCGGCGGACTTTCGCTTAACAATACGCCAAGCCGAGTCATTAACTTTGGCTGCGCAGTTATTCATCTGCTGAATTAGGTTTGCTTGACCATTGTGAACCACTTGATGAGTTACTAGACCGTTGAGCAAGTCTCCGCAGGCCTGATAGAACTGCTGGCCTGAGATATCTTGGATTATGCACCCAGCATTGGCTAACTTCTCGGCTATTGACTGGGTTGCGTACTTGTCGTAGCAGATTTGGCGCGGTCTGTACTGATCTGCCCACGCTTTAATATCGGCTGCGATCTTTAAGTCATCAACTGAGACTGCTGACTCCCAAGTCTGCAATATGCCCACGCCTATCTTTCCATTTGGCAAGATTTGACCAGCAACGAGTGAAGCATTACGCCTAGAAGGTGAGACATCAAAGCCAAAGACTGTATAACCGCCAACAGGGATCTGTAATTCGCTATCGCTAGTCTCCTCAAGAATGCCATGAGGCCAAGGTGCTCAGGGAGTCGATCCATTGGCAAAGCAACTCGGTGCGCGTATTTTCTATCGGGCTAGTAGCAACTGCCTCGGCTAGCGACTCCTTTGTGATCGTGTAACCAAGTGCAGGGTTAGCCATAGCCCAAGACTGCAGGTCATCTATCTTGCAATACTGTGGTGCAGAGTATTCGTAGAACCCAAAGGATTTTGGTGGATTATCTAGCGCTCTTTCGCGTAGTTGGTTCAATACAACGCTAAAAGCATCTCCAGCGTTAGAAGTTAGGAAGGTGTGAGCGTTCGGTCTTGCGCGTGTTACTGGCATCGCTGCTCGATAGCCTTCCTCAGACCATTCACGAACTTCATCAAGGAACAGCGCATCGGCAGTTCGACCGCGTGAGCCGTCTCTGGTTGCAGCCACAACATCTAAACGCCTGCCGTCCTTCCTCTCTCCGACACAGTCCAAAATCCACCAAGACAGTCCGTTCACAGCCAAACCGATCGGGAATGATCCCGATGCCGGCTAAACGCTCCAGAGCGGTGCGAGGGGCAACCGAGCCTAGACTCCACAGCCCTTACCTTAAAGGCGCATCTAAGGTTGACGATGTAATCGAACTAGCAAACCTAATTAAGATGCCGCTTTTGCCTTGGCAGGAGTTCGTATTGCGCGACATGCTGCGCGTGGACAAGAAGGGCATGTGGATTCGCAAGACTAACCTGCTGCTAGTGGCTAGACAGAACGGTAAGACGCACCTTACGCGTATGGTCATCTTGGCTCACCTGCTTAAGTGGGATAGCAAGAACATCATCATTGCTTCATCTAATCGTTCAATGGCACTCGACACCTTTCGCCAAGTAGCCAGCGTATTTGAGCATAACGAGAACCTTATGGCGCTAGTTAAGGCTATTCGCTACGCAAACGGTACTGAGAGCATCGAAATGAAAGACGGTAGGCGTTTAGATGTTGTAGCAGCTACTCGTGACGGCTCACGCGGTCGAACTGCTGATGCGCTATTCCTAGATGAAGTCCGTGAATGGTCTGAGGAAGGTTATCGAGCAGCGATGCCGGTAACTCGTGCTAGACCTAATGCGCACACTTTTCTGACTAGCAACGCTGGAGATGCTTTTAGCGTTGTACTCAACCAACTGCGTGAACGAGCGTTAGATAACCCACCAAAATCCTTTGGGTTCTACGAATACTCAGCACCGCAATACTGCAAGATAGATGATCTTAAATCTTGGGCGCTTGCTAACCCTGCACTTGGCTACACGATCACAAAGGAGTCACTAGCTGAATCTGTGGCTACTTCACCGATCGAAAACACTCGCACAGAGTTACTTTGTCAATGGATCGACAGTTTATCCAGCCCTTGGCCTCATGGCATTCTTGAGGAGACCAGCGATAGCGATTTACAGATCCCAGTCGGCGGATATACAGTCTTTGGCTTCGATGTTTCACCTTCAAGGCGTAATGCTTCACTTGTTGCTGGTCAAATCCTGCCAGACGGTCGCATCGGGGTTGGCATATTACAAACTTGGGAAAGCCAAGTCTCAGTAGATGATTTAAAGATCGCAGCCGATATAAAAGGTTGGGCGGATCAGTACAGACCGCGCCAAATCTGTTTCGACAAATACACTACCCAGTCAATAGCCGACAAATTAGCCAATGCTGGTTGCATCGTGCAAGACATCTCAGGCCAGCAGTTCTATCAGGCCTGCGGAGACTTGTTAGACGGTCTAGTAAATCATCGTGTGGTTCACAACGGTCAAGCGAACCTAATTCAGCAGATGAATAACTGCGCAGCCAAAGTTAATGACTCGGCTTGGCGCATTGTTAAAAGAAAATCCGCCGGCGATGTCTCAGCGCCTATTGCTTTGGCTATGGTTGTGTCAATGTTGATGAAACCACAACAGGTTGCGGCTATCTACACCGAATGACCTATATGTAGTGTATAATTAACACCTATGGGTCTATTTTCGCGCAAACCGCTAATCGTAGAAGCGCAAGCAGCGCCACAGGTAATGGGCGAAAATCTACCCTCACTTTACAACAGCCTAACCCTTCGCGTATCACGCAAAGATGCGATGAGCGTTCCTTCTGTCGCTCGCGCTCGTAACTTAATCTGCGGAACTGTCGCATCTATTCCGCTTGAGTATTACAACAAGCGCACCGGCGAAGTTATGGCTGCGCCGCGTTGGATTAACCAACTATCAAAAAACCAACCTTCATTCGTAACAATTAACTGGATCGTAGATAGCCTTCTATTTTACGGCAACGCTTACCTTCGAGTAACAGAGCGTTATGCCGAGGACGGCCGACCTTCAGCGTTTGAATGGATCGCCAATTCTCGCGTTACATTTACAACCGATCTTGAAGGCATAATGATCACGCAATACTATGTCGATGCTAACCCTATTGACATGAATGACATTGTAACTATTCAAGGGCTAGACGAAGGCGTGTTAGAACGCGCTGGAAAAACTATTCAGTCAGCGATCGACATCAACCGCGCTGCTTCTATCTCTGCTGCAACTCCAATGAGTTCAGGTATCTTAAAGAATACCGGCGCAGACTTACCACCAGCAGAAGTTTCAGGACTTTTATCCGCTTGGAAGCGCAGCCGCCAAAATAACTCGACTGCGTATCTGACAAGCACTCTGGAGTTCCAGTCCACGCAGTTCTCACCAAAAGACATGATGTACAACGAAGCGATCCAGAACCTTTCGACTGAAATTGCTCGCGCTATGAATGTGCCGGCTTATTACTTGAGCGCAGATCAGAACACCACCATGACTTATGCAAATGTAACCGAGGAACGCAAGCAATTTTATGCACTCAGCATTGAGCCATATATTCAAGCGATCCAAACGCGCTTAAGCATGGACGATATCTCAACAGCAGGCCACGAAGTCCGCTTTGCTGTCTTTGATACATTCCTTAAGAATGATCCAATGGTAGAACTTCAGGTTATCGAAAAGTTGCTAACACTTGGACTTATTACAACTGAACAGGCTATGGAAATGACGGACTTGACTCCTAACGGAAGCGAAGGCATGAGTTAATGGAAACCCTATACATTGAGGCTGCATCTATTGAATGTAGCGAGGAACGCCGCGAAATCTCAGGAAAGATCGTACCTATGGGTACAGGCGAAATCGGTAACACTAATCTTGGCGGCGTAGTCTTTGAAGCAGGATCTATTGAGATAGACGATCCTTCTAAGATCAAGTTGCTATCTCAGCATGATGTTAAGAAGCCTATCGGCCGCATGGTTACTGCAACAGTTCGACCAGACGGCATCTATGCAACCTTCAAACTAAGCCGCTCAACAGGTGGCAACGATGCGCTAGTTATGGCGCAAGAAGGACTCGTTAGCGGTCTCTCAGTAGGTGCAGAGATCATCGCATCAGCACCGTCACGCGCTGGACACACAGTAGTCACAGCAGCGAAGTTAAAAGAAGTTTCTCTCGTAACTGAACCGGCTTTTAAGTCTGCTCAAGTTCTTGAGATCGCAGCAGAGGAAATAGAACTCCCTGCTGAACCAAACACACAACCAGAAAGCGAGGCGGTCGTGGAAAATACTCCAGACACCGTAGCAGCACCAGAAGTTGAGGCAACGGCTGTTGAAGCCGCTCGCCCAACTGTTTCAGCACCTGTGTACGCTAAAGAGCGCACAGCACCTATCTCATCAGCGCAATATCTCGAAGCATCTATCAAGTCAGCACTTGGCGATGACGATGCTCGCCGCGTAGTTCGCGCAGCAGATGACTCAACATCAACAAACACAGGTCTGACACTTCCTCAGCACCTTAACCAGTTCATTACAGATACATTCACAGGCCGACCAGCGTTTGATGCGGTAACTCGTCAAGCACTAACTGACTCAGGAATGTCTTTCACAGTTCCACGCCTCTATACAAACGCTGCAGTAGCAGATGTTGCTCCAGCAGTAGCAGATGTTAATGAAGGCGCTTCTGTAACAGATACCGGCATGACATCAACCTATGACACAGTTAACATCAACAAGTTTGCTGGTCTTAACCGCATCTCATGGGAACTTATCGACCGCTCATCTCCTTCATTCATGGAACTGCTTATGGCAGAACTTCGCAAGGCGTACGAGAAGGCAACAGACTCAGCACTTCTAACTGAACTTATTGCTTCAGGTACAACTGCAACAGGCGTGGCAGCAACAGCAGCCGGTCTCCAGTCATTTATCTCTGTAGAAGGCGCAGCCGCATACAAGGGAACAGGCGGAGACTTCGCTAACAAGTTGGTTGTTAACACAGACCAATGGGCAGCGATCACAGGCTACGCAGACACAACAGGCCGCGCACTCTACTCAGCACAGGGCGCAACCTACAACGCATCTGGCACAGCAGTTGCTTCATCTGTTCGCGGTAACATTCTTGGAACTGATCTCATCGTTGACCACAACATCGCTGCTTCAGGCGTTATTGACAACTCAGCGTTCTTGATCGCTCCTTCATCTGTTTATGTCTGGGAGTCTCCAGTCACAAACCTACGCTTGCAGGTACTAACCACAGGCGAACTTGAAATCGCACTTTATGGCTACATGGCAGTTTATGTCGCGAAGTCTGGCAAGGGCGTTCGTAAGTTCAACCTTACTTAATAGCAAGTGACTAAGTCGCTGGCGGCCTAGTGCCCTTCTAGGCCGCCAGTCTTTAGAAAGAGGATCAAATGTCTTACACAACTGTTGCAGAGTTACGCAGCGCGCTCGGCGTTGGGTCACTTTACGCAGATGCGACCCTGCAAGAAGTATGCGATGCAGCCGACAATGTGTTGATCCCTTTCATCTGGAATAATAATTATTTTAATGTGGCTCATTCATCAACAGCCACAACAGCAACACTTTACTTCGATGATTATGTCCAAGAGATATTTTATGTAGGTCAAACCGTTGTAGTTAGCGGTAATGAGGCTCACTTAAACGGCAGCAAAACTTTAACTGAAGTCGGCGAAAAGTCGATCACCTACACAATTAACAATGGCACAGTTCGCCCACGCCACGATGTCAACCCTTTTGGCACAGTAGCCGCAGCAGCGACCTTAGATCCTGCCACAGTACCGGCGATACAAGAAGCAAGCCTAATGATCTCGATCGACATCTGGCAGAGCCGCCAAGCACCGTCAAGCGGTGGCGTTACAGTTGACGGCTATGCTCCAAGCCCTTATCGCATGGGTAACACTTTGCTTGCTCGCGTTCGTGGCTTGCTTGCTCCGTATCTCGATCCGCGCAGCATGGTTGGCTAACCATGACTGCCGCCATATCAACCCTTCGCGCAACTATTGCAGCAGCCTTAGTTGACAACGCCCTTTGGTCTGTCTTTTCATTTCCGCCGGCTACTCCGATCGCCAATAGCATCGTTGTTAGCCCTGCCGATCCTTATGTGACACCAAATAACAATAGTTACAACACGATCGCACCATTTGCCAATTTTAATCTTAATGTGTTCGTACCGTTGCTCGATAACGAGGGCAACCTAAATGGTATTGAGGAAATGCTGGTAGCCATGTTTAACAAACTATCTGCTTCCTCTATCGTCTATAATGTGGGAGATGTGAGCGCGCCTAGCGTTCTCAATGCTGCATCGGGCGATCTTTTAACCTGCTCAATGCAGGTGTCAGTCCTAACGAGTTGGAGTTAAACCATGTCCGAATGGGAAAAAGAACAAGCAGAGTTCCTGATCAAGATCGGGCAAACTCCTGCAACACCAGCACCAAAACCAGCAACTAAGAAAGATGAGGAATAAACCAAATGGCAGTATTTCTAAATAATGGAGTAGTGGTTACTGTTAACTCGGTTGACCTCTCTAACCATGTTACATCAGTAACACTTAACCGTACTTTCGATGAACTCGAAGTAACCGCTATGGGTGACTCAGGCCACAAGTTCGTAAAGGGCTTGGAAGCATCATCACTAACTATCGACTTCCTAAATGACACAGCCTCAGCAAATGTTCTAGCAACTTTGCAGGCTGCATGGGGAACTTCAGTTACCGTCACACTAAAGCAGACTTCAGCGGCTACATCAGCGACTAACCCTCTTTACACAATGACATGCCTAGTCAACAACACAACCGATATTAACGGCGCAGTTGGCGATCTTGGAACTCAGAGCGTAACTTGGACAGTCAACGGCACAGTCGCAATTACAACTTCCTGATAACTAACTAAGGGGCAAAAGCATGGCAAAACTAAAGGTAACAAGGGCAGATGGAAGCGTTAACGAGTACCAGATCACTCCGGCGATCGAGTACGCCTTCGAGCAATATGCAAAGAAGGGCTTTCATAAAGCCTTTAGAGATGATGAAAAGCAGAGCGATGTTTATTGGCTTTGCTGGGAGGCAATTCGTCGGTCGGGTGAAACCGTTAAACCCTTCGGAGAAGCGTTCTTGGAAACTTTGACTAAGGTTGAAGTTCTCGATGACGACCCTTTGGAGTAACGCGGGAGTCCTTCACCTATCTCATTGCGAGACTATCGCTTGAGACTGGACTCTCGCCACAGACTTTAATCGAACTAGATCACACGATGTTCAGGACTTTATTACAAGCCCTGAAAGACAGAGCAAAGGAGCAAGCTGATGCCAACAGAAGTAAAAGGCGCAGATAAACTCCGCAAAGCCCTTAAGCAATATGAGCCTGATCTAGCCAAAGAGACAACTAAAGAACTGGGCAACTTGCTTAAACCTATCGCTGCTAAGGCTCGCGGCTATATGCCGGCTGAGTCACCTTTAAGCGGCTGGGCTGCTCGATCTTTTAACGAGGGCAAGTTCCCTACTTATAATCCAACTATCGCTAAGCGCGGTATCACTTACAAGACATCGCCAAGTCGCCCTAATTATCGGGGTTGGCGTTCGCTTGTATCTTTGCTTAACAAGTCAGCCGCAGGCGCGATCTACGAGACAGCAGGCCGCAAGAACGCCGGCGGAAACTTCTCACCACGCTTAGGTGGCGATTCTAAAGGTCAGGGCAAGATGCAAGGTCGCGGCATCTTTCGCGCTTGGAACGAGGATCAAGGCAAGACTCAAGGAGCAGTTATCAAAGCCCTTGAAGGCGCAGCCGCTAAGTTCAACGCTAAGACAGGTAAATATAAGTAATGGCAACTAATGTAAAAGTAGATATTGCCGCCGAGTTCGTTGGCCGAAAAGCCTTTAACGATGCAGTTAAATCAACCATTGGACTCAACTCACAGGTTAAAACACTTGCGAAGTCTTATGTTGGTCTGTTCACCGTTCAGCGTTTAGGTCGCGCTGGTTTCAATGCTGCCAAAGCCTTTGCACAAGATGACAAAGCAGCCAGAGTATTAACCCAGTCTTTAGATAACCTAGGCCTAGCCTTTGCAGATCCTTCTGTTAAGAACTTTATCGCCGATCTTGAGAAGCAGTTTGGTATCCTTGATGACCAACTGCGCCCAGCCTTTCAGAGACTATTGACCACGGTGGGATCAGTCAGCCAAGCCCAAGATTTATTACGCACGGCACTTGATCTCAGCGCAGCAAGCGGTGCAGATGTTGTATCGGTAGCAGGCGATTTATCTAAGGCTTATGTAGGACAGACTCGCGCCCTTTCCAAATATGGCATCGGTTTGACTCAGGCTGAACTCAAGGCTATGGAGTTTGAGGAAGTTCAGACACGCATAAACGATCTATTTGGTGGACAGGCAACTGTTGCGGTTGATACTTATGCCGGTGCGCTTCAACGCTTATCGGTTGCAGGCAATAACGCTAAAGAGATCATTGGCGGTGGCTTGCTTGATGCACTTGCAGCACTTGGCGGCGGCGGTGAAGGTGGACTTACCAACACCCTTAACTTGATTGAAAAGACTTCAACTGCACTTGCTACCTTCGTGCGCCGCATGGGAGTTGGCGCAGGCCAAATAGCGGCTTTGCTTCGTGGAGACTTTACTGCCTTTCGCGCCATAGGCGAAGCCGAGATGAACCGAGGCAAAGACACTTCAGGCATCACTCCAGCAATTAGAGCAGAACTTCAAAAGGCGGCAGCCGATAAAGCGGCTAAGAAAAACCGCGATGCTTTGCTTAAGACAACCAAAGAGCAAACCAAAGCGATCAAAGAACAGACAGCCTTACAGAAGGCTGGCACTCTGTTCGATATACAACAAACTCAGATTATTGCTGCACTTAAGGGTGACATCTCAGCCGAGGAGCGCAAGCGCCTAGAACTTCAATTAGCGATCCTTACCGGCAACACTTCAGAGGCATCTAAACTCGCTGGAGAACTTGCCAAGTCTCAGGGGCTATCACAGCAATTAGCAGCCTATCTCGCAAGCCTTCCAGATGCTAAGAATCCTTTTACAGCGTGGAAGTCTTATCTCGACATGATCGAGGCACAGGTACGCCGCATCACAACCGTTAGCCCTGCGCCTGTTACTTCTATGGCTTCAGGTTATGGCGTAACTGGCACTCAATACTCGTTGCCTAATGCTTCAACACAAACCAGCGCAGCAGGAGTTGAGTTCACAGTTAATGTCAATGCTGGCTCAATTATTGCCCAAGAAGGCCTGCAAGATGTTCTACGCGATACCTTGCTTGATGCTTCACTATCTGCCAAGTTCGCTTCGATCTATCGTCAAGGCGGATCCTTCGGCTCATGACACTACCTGCCCAGATAGCGGTCTCGTTCGACTTTACAAGCGGCGCTACTTTCGGCTACCCATTCACTATTGGCGATGTTAAATACGGCAAGTTAGGCACAGGCACACTTGCATCTACAACAACTCCAGAGCCTACGGTTGATCTAACACCCAATGTTAGACAGATTACTATTAAGCGCGGTCGCAACATCATGCGCGATACCTACGAAGCTGGATCTGCAACGATCCGAGTTCTAGATCCAGATTCTTACTTCAACCCACAGAACACCGCTAGCCCTTACTTTGGCTTCTTGACACCGCTTCGTAAGTTGCGTGTCTCAGCAACAGTAGGCGGAGTTGGTTACTTCTTATTTTCAGGATACACAACAGACTACAAGTACACCTACCCTCAAGGCCAAGAAACTGGCTATGTGGACATAATCTGCTCCGATGCCTTCCGCCTTATGCAGCAGGCTGGGATTACTACTGTGGCAAGTGCTACGGCTGGACAAGATACCGGCACACGCATTGGCAAGATCCTAGATCAAGTCCAATGGCCTACATCTATGCGCACGATTGACACAGGCAACACAACCTGTATTGCTGATCCAGCAACATCTCGCACAGCCCTTGATGCCCTCAAGAACGCAGAGTTCTCTGAACAAGGCGCGTTCTATATCGACACAGAGGGAACAGCCATATTCCTAAACCGCACCAATGTCATAAAGAAGTATGCCGAGACTCCGATTGAGTTTGATCAAACCACAGGTATCCCTTACACAAACTTAACCTTTGCCTTTGATGATAAGCTCATTATCAACAGCGCAGGCATGACTCGCTACGGCGGAACTCAGCAGGTATCAGAGGACTCAGCCAGTATTGCCAAATACTTCCCTCATCAGATCAACGAGAACAACCTAGTTCTGCAGACCGATGCAGATGCGCTTAATGTGGCAAAGATATATGTGGCAACTCGCAAAGAGACTACGATCCGCATAGATGCCATGACGGTGGATCTACTTGATCCAGATGTTCCAACTGCCACGATGCTTGGTCTGGACTACTTCTCAAACTTAAAGATAACTAATGTTCAGCCAGACGGCTCGACTATCGTTAAGACTTTGCAAGCGCAAGGACTCTCATGGAACATCACGCCAAATGCCATGAGCGTAACTGTGACAACTCTTGAACCGATCGTGGAAGGGTTCATCATCGGATCGGCAATATCAGGTATAATCGGCACTAACATCATGGCGTATTAGGAGATATAAATGGCAACAGGCTTTCCAGCAGCAACAGGCGATGTCCTAAGCGCGGCAATGTACAACGGGCTAGTAGCGTTCACGCTCAACGCCCAGACAGGCACTACCTACACAACAGTCTTAAACGACTCTTATCAGACTTTAATCACAATGAGCAACGCTTCGGCTAATACGCTCAAGATCCCTACCAACGCAAGCGTGGCTCATCCTGTTGGAACTGTAATCACCGTTCTCAATATCGGCGCTGGCACTTGCACAATTTCCGCAGTTACAAGCGGTACAACTACAGTCCTTTCCGCCGGTGCAACCGCAGCCGCTCCAACTCTGGCTCAGTACAAATCAGCAGCCTTAATCAAGACTGCAACTGATACTTGGTATGTCGTGGGGGCTATTGCCTAATGATTTCAAATGTAATTTCAGGGCTTTTAGCACCTGCTTCAACGCTTCCAGCGCCTTCGAGCGTTGATTATTTAGTCGTTGCTGGTGGCGCAGCTGGTGGCGGAACTTACGGTGGCGGCGGTGGTGGAGCAGGCGCCTTTAGAACTGCAACTTCTTTCGCAATTAGCGGCTCTTTTACAGTAACCGTAGGCGGTGGTGGTTCTGGCTCAACTGGAGTTGGCGGCAACGGCAACAACTCAGTTCTTAGCAGTATTACATCGACTGGCGGTGGTGGTGGTGGTATTTTCAATAGCGCTGCACAAAACGGTGGTTCTGGCGGTGGTGGTTCAAACAGCTTAGCTGGTGGTACTGGTACAACAGGCGGCAATAATGGCGGAACTGGTGGCACAATTTCAGGTGGCTTCCCAGCGGGCGGCGGTGGTGGCGGCGCGAATGCTGTCGGTGCAAATGCTGGGCAAAATCCACAACTTTTCGCAGGTAACGGCGGTGCAGGTTTATCTTCAACATATTCAGGTGCGACTTTATTTTATGCTGGCGGCGGTGGTGGTGGCGTAGATAGCCGAGGTAGTGGCACAACGGTAGGAACTGGTGGATCATCTGTAGGCGGAAACGGATCAAATACAGGAAATGGAGTTAATGCTTCACCTGCAAATCGCGGCGGTGGTGGCGGCGGTGCAGGGCTTGGAGTTACAGGAACTGGCGGAAACGGTAGCAGTGGCGTAGTAATCATTCGATATCCGAACACTTATGCTGACTTAACTTCTATCGGCGGTGGTCTTACTTATACAAAGACAACAAGCGGCGGCAACACAATTTATGAGTTTACAGCGGGAACAGGAACGGTGACTGTCTAATGGCTCACTACGCGTTCCTAGATAATAACTCGATCGTTACTGAAGTTATTACTGGCAAGGATGAAACAGAACTAATTGACGGACTAGATCCTGAGACTTGGTACGGTAACTATCGAGGACAGAAGTGTGTTCGTACTTCTTACAATGGCAATATCCGTTACAACTATGCAGGCATTGGCTTTACCTATGATGCAGATGCAGACGCTTTTATCCCGCCTCGTCCTTCTTGCGGTCATAAAGAATTATTCTTAAATGATCGTTATGCGTGGAACTGCCAAGGCTGCGAACTTGAGGCTAAGAAGTTATTAGATGAAGCCTAAATTATGCAAAGCCGGTATCCAACTCAGGGAGCAATTTGACGATGCCTACAGCGATCGTTTGCGTACCTCAGACGGCTGGATCGGCGATAGTCGCCACGCAACTCGTCAGTCTGACCATAATCCAGATGAGCAAGGCTGGGTTCGTGCCATTGACATTGACCGCGATCTATCAGGGAAACCTAAGCCGGACATCATGCCCTATGTGGCAGATCAACTTCGTATCTTGGCAAAGACTGATCGCAGAATTGCGTATCTCATCTTTGACGGCAAGATCGCAAGTCTTAGAAGTCTCTGGCGTTGGAGAAAATATAAAGGGCTTAATCAGCACCGCACTCATCTCCATGTATCTTTCACTCGCAAAGGCGATCAAGATAATTCGTTCTTTAATGTTCCGTTACTAGGGGGAAGCCAATGAATATGAAGAATCCTTATGTACTCACAGCCGGTGCGTTCCTATCGGCTTGGGCTGCATCTAACTTTGCAGCAGATTACCGCTCGATCCTTTGGGCTGTTCTTGCTGGTGTTTTCGGTTATGCGACACCAAAGCGATGACTCCGAACGATATCTTAAATCTCTATATTGCCACACTTGCGATCGTGGGTGGCTTGGCTGGTTATGTGATCACGCACTTGCTGTCGGAGATTAAACGCCTAAACCAGCGTGTTGATGAGATATATAACATTCTTTTAGAGCGATAATATTTACATGGCACGCAAGAAGGCTATCGACTTAGAGGCTTACTCTATGCTTGATCAGTACTGCATAGGGCTAAACGAATACTATAAATCGCTTAGACGAGCAGGGTTTAGCACAGAGATGGCACTAGCCATTCTCCTTGAACCTTTGACTTATCCTGCAACGATTCTGCCTACGCCTAACTGGTTGCCACCCCTACCAGACTCGATCCCCTATGACGATGATGACGAGGACTAAATTTGAAACGCACAGTTATAGTGCCAGACCTGCAAGTTCCGTATCATGATGAAGTTGCTGTCCGCAATGTTGCATCTTTTATTAAGGCGTACCGCCCAGATAGCGTACTTACTTTGGGAGACGAAATCGATCTCCCACAGATCAGCCGGTGGACAGAAGGAACAGCAGGCTGGTACGAACAAACCCTAGCTGATGACCGCGATCAGGCGGTCGAGGTTCTCTGGTCTCTGACCGAGCATGCTAAGGAAGCGCATATGATCCGCAGCAACCATACGGATCGTCTTTACAATGTAATAATGAAAAAGATTCCAGCCTTCCTAGCCTTGCCTGAACTCCGCTTTGAGCGGTTTATGCGTTTAGATGAACTAGGCATCACTTACCATAAGAAGCCCTACGCCTTTGCTAAGGGCTGGGTGGCAGTTCATGGAGACGAACAGGCTATCAACTCTAATGCAGGCCTCACAGCCCTTGGAGCGGCTCGTAGGCACGGGATTAGCGTGGTTTGTGGTCACACACACAGGGCAGGGGTATCGGCCTTTACAGAGGCTTCTGGGGGCAAATTAGGGCGTATCCTGCGTGGGGTCGAAGGCGGTCATTTAATGGATATCCGCAAGGCTGCCTATACGAAGGGGACTATGAACTGGCAGCAGGCTTTTATCATTGTTGAGGATACTCAGGTAACTCTAATAAACCTTGAAAAAGACGGAACATTTGTAGTACATGGAAGGCGTTATGGCAGGGCTAGATGATTTCCCAGACATTCGCCGGACAATAGATGATGCCATGGACGAAGGAGAATTGTTACCGTTTCGTTATCTAAATATGCTAGACAAGGGCTAGAACAGGCGTATTGTTATCTACATGGAAGCCAGAAGGGCTGGCGGAAGTGAAAGGGTAAAGACAATGAATTGGAATAAGATCGGTTACGGATCATACGAAAGTGGTCAGTTCTGGATTACAGATGTACGCATGATGCACGAAGGCGATCCAGATGCTATTGCACAACTTGGCAAAAATGGCTGGGCTTGCGGTATCGAAGGTTCTATCTGGGCAACATTTAAAACACTTAAAGATGCTAAAGCATTTATCGAGCAGACAGCCTCAGAGATGGCGGCTGCATAATGACTATCTACGAAATCGCCTTCTTAATGCTCGGCTGGTTTGCCAGTTGTGTTTGGTTCTACACACTTGGCGTTAACGCTGGTTACACAGATGGCCGAACCGCAGTTCGTCAACAGGTTGAGCAAGCCAACAAGGTGAGAGCATGAAAGCCGGTGACTTCCTTACTGAGGCAAAAGCAGTCATACAAGATCGTGGGCTTCAGTATGGTCACCCAAGTGACAACATGCAGCGCACCGCACGATTACTCAGCGCATACTTGGACATGCCGATCCACGATTATCAAGTCGCAGGAATTATGGTATTGGTCAAACTCGCAAGGAGCATGGAAACGGCTTCGGTTGACACCTATGTGGACATGGCAGCCTACGCCGCAATAGCCGGAACTCTACACACACAGGAGAACGAACTTTATGTTTAATTTAGAGGATTACGAGACAGTAGAGGAACGACTAGAAAAGTTCTGGAAGGAATATCCCGATGCTCGAATTGAAACTACTTTGGTTGAGTCAACGCTTCAGCGATTTATTGTTAAGGCTGCTATTTATCGAACTGAAGTTGATGCACAGGCTTGGACAACTGGCTATGCAGAGGAAACAGTCTCAACGCGAGGAGTTAATTCTACGAGCGCTCTTGAGAACTGCGAAACGAGTGCGATCGGTCGGGCATTGGCTAACGCAGGCTATGCTTCGAAAGGCAAACGCCCTAGCCGCGAGGAGATGTCTAAAGTCAAAGCAGCAGAGCCTAAGCCATTCGCTGAGAAGTTAGCAGATAAGATAACAATGCCGGCAGAGAACGATCCTTGGACTGTTAAAGCGGTAGCACCTGCACCAACTGCTGAGGCCGCTGTTGATCTGGTCAAAGAAGTATTAGGCGGAGTCAAGATCGACAAAGACATTCCACTATGTCGCAACTGCCATGACCACAAGCCAATGGAATGGAAAACAGGCGTAAGCGCAAAGAATAACAAACCTTGGGGTAAGTTCTCATGCTATGTTTGCCGCGATGTAATGTGGTACAACATCGCGCCTGACGGCACTTGGAAACCGCAAGAGGTTAAATCATGAGCAGCCTACAGTTTATGAACCAAGACGGTGAATGGGAGAACTTCCCAAGCGATGACGAACTAGCAGAGAAGGCTAAGCATCAGGAATTGTTAAACGCGTTGCAAGTTAGGATTATCTGTCATCTATGTAATGAGCCTGTGCCACGCGAGGAACTAGCGTTCTGGATAGCCGGTACTGCAATTACATGGTCATGCAAGAAGTGCCACGCGGTCAATGAGTCAAAGCCGTAAGCATCGGGGCTTTCGCACCGAGCGTGTGGTAGCAGAGTATCTGAGGCGCTGGTGGGAAGGCGCTTCAGTTGGTCGAGGTTCTGGGCGTGACATTCTCAATGTTCCGTTCGACTGCGAGGTTAAAGCGCGCACAGGCCTAGACATAAAGGGAACACTCCGCCAGATCGAGAGTCGGACGAGTAAAAGTGGCCTAGTGGGGTTCGCCACTTTTAGACTCAATGGGCAAGGTGAGAACGCTGAGGATTATGTGGCGATGCTGCGTCTAAGCGATCTGGTGGAGTTACTCCTAGCAGCAGGTTATGACAAGCGCAAAGATGTTGTTCAAGACTCAGACATAATCAGATGTAACGGCTGCGGTGAATGGACTGTTGCCGGCTATTGCAAGTCATGTGAGGATCAGTAAATGCCCAAAGCAGGAGATAATCTTAACGAATTACCAGAGTCATTCCACACTTGCTTCTGTGGGTTCTCTCTCATAGGCGCTTATGACTATCTTGGTGGTCAGCAAGGCGTTAGCCGAGTTATGTTAGATCACCTAGAGACCGTTCATGGAGTTGAAAAGTAATGCCTATCTATGAGTGGGAATGTACCAACAGCGAGTTCTGCGAAAGTAACACTCGCTATGAAAAGGAGTTTCCGATAAATGCAGAGCAAGAGCTTGAATGCCCTTTATGTCATGAGCCAATGCGTAAAATATATTCATCTATTGGCATAGCCTTCAAAGGCTCAGGCTTCTACAGTACGGATAATCGATGAAACTATTAGATTTATTCGCAGGCGCTGGCGGTTGCTCAGTTGGCTATAACCGCGCTGGTTACGATGTTACTGGGGTCGATATTAAGCCTCACAAGGATTACCCATATCAGTTAATAGTGGCAGATGTTCTCGACTTTATGTCCACAGTTGGTTGGCATGATGACTACGATATTATTCACGCTTCACCACCGTGTCCACGCTATAGCACTATAACAAAGGTAAGTGGTAACCCAGATGATCACCCTGACTTAATCCCAATGCTTATTGAGGAGTTAGAGTTAACTGGTAAGCCGTGGATTATTGAGAATGTAATCGGCGCACCAATGCCAGGCGCTGTTGTTCTATGTGGTTCAGCCTTTGGATTGCGTGTACGCAGGCATAGGCAGTTCCTATCTAACATGGAACTTAGAGGCACTAAATGTGACCATAAGTCGCAGGGCAAACCTGTGGGTGTATATGGAAAGCCTATTGGTACTTATGAACAACAACGCGCTAGGTTTATTCTCAAAGGCCGAGACTTTGGTTTAAAGGCTGAAGGAGTAGCAGATGCACAAGATGCTATGGGCATTGACTGGATACATAACTGGGACGATTTAACCGATGCTATTCCACCGGCCTATACAGAATACATTGGTTTAATCACAAGACATGAAGTACTTAAAAGAACATACTTATCAACACCTGTGGATAACTAATGCGCAATACTTTACTTCACGCTCACGACACGCCCATGTTATCCACATGCTTGACATGGCCTGTACACTCTAGGCAAGAGCCTTTCAAGAGGCTCACCAAACGCCTGAAAGGCGTAGCGTTTGGGGTTGCTGGAGTGTTAGTGGGATCTCTATGTCTGGTGAGCACGCAGACATCAGAGGCTCAAAACCTGCCGATAAAAGTGCTTGCTGATAAGCAACTAACAGATAAGCAATATAAATGCCATAACGAGATTATCTACAGAGAATCTAGATTTAATATAAATGCAGTTAATGGTAGTCACTATGGCTACTATCAGATGCGTAGTAAGTCTATGCAAGGTAAGCCATATGACTATCAGTTCTATATCTATTGG